GTCATATAGAAATGTGGAAAAAACTTGGTCTACATCAGTTGTTACATTTCCCGCCGTAGGCCACTTTTCTTTCTTCTGAAGCTCTACAACTTCGTCTATTGACCACACCCCTGGAGCAGAAGTTGTCTCTAGGTTATTAGCAGGCTCAACAGCCGTAGCTCTAATTATATTTGCCTCGTATCGTTTATCCGACATTATGAAAGTCCTCCATGTGCGTTGGAAAACGAACCTGTCATTTCTCTAGCCACCGTCAAATTGCCAAAGTCCGTAGCGTTTCCTGTTGAAGCTATTGTCATTGAGTTAATTGTATCAGTCGCGCCGCCGCCTGCAATTAAAGCAATAGTTGTCCCTGCACACCCTGCCCATCCATTTGCGGATGAAGTCATGTCTCCAAAGTCCGTAGCGTTTCCTGTTGAGGCTATTGTAACGTAATCAATTACGTTTGATCCACTTGACGCTTGACCACCGCCATATAAACTACGGGTGCTATTTGAGGCTGCACCGCCCAGTCTCCTTGCTTCTGTTAAATCCCCAAAGTCAGTCGCGTTGCCCGTGCTTGATATTGAAATATAGTCTATTACATTACTATTGGAACCAGTATAACCTCCGCTAAATAAACTTCTAGTGGATGAACCACTACCACCAAGTCTTGATCTAGCAACAGTTAAATCACCAAAATCCTGAGCATTTCCCGTTGAGGATATTGTTATATATTCAATAACATTTTGGTAATTACCTGCTGAATTATTAAAACCTCCACCAAAAACACCTCTTGTTGAATTAGATGCAGCGGATATAGTGTTTTTTGCAATTGTTAAATCCCCAAAATCAGAAGCATTCCCAGAGGTTCCTATAGTTACATATTGAATGACGTTTGAATAATTTACTCCAATTGCGCCACCACCTATAATCCCTCTTGTTGCAGAAGAACATCCTGCGGTATCAGTTACAGTTGAAAGTAAATCTCCAAAATCGGCAGCACTCCCTGTTGTAGCAATTGAAACATAATCAATTACATTTGACTCTGGGGATTTTCCACCCGCCCAATAACCATATTCAGGTTTTCTAGGCCAAGCTGAAGCATTCTGCATCTGCGTTGTGAGAGACCATACACCTTGATAATTTGGCATTATTGAAGTCCTCCGTGGGAAGTCGAGCATGCTGATAGGTTGCGGCTAGTTCCGCTTAAATTTCCAAAAGAAGAGCTATTGCCAGTGGAAGCTATCGTAACTTTTTGAATACCTGATAAATCGGTGCTTGAAGCGTTTCTACCACCACCACAAAATCCCGAAATATTATCTGATGTTCCTGCACCTTGATACCTTTGTTCATTTAAATCACCAAAGTCTGTGGCGTTTCCAGTTGAGGCTATGGTGATATAATCAATAGTATTGTATCTGGTTGCTCCATTTAATCCGCCAAAAAATAATTGTCGGGTTGATGAGGATGTAGAAGTAAGACCCTGCCTTGTGACACTCAGATCGCCAAAGTCTGTGGCGTTTCCTGTAGAACCTATGGTTACATACTGCATTACATTTATGGTGGTACTACCGCTAGATTCACCGCCTCCAAACACACCTCTTGTTGATGAACCTGCGCCACTAGCAGATTTTATAGCACTTATTAAATCGCCAAAATCACTAGCATTTCCTGTTGTAGCAATAGTAACGTAATCTATATCAACAACCGCTGCATAAGTTCCTGATGCGGCTCCACCTGCTAGCAAACCACGAGTTTCATTAGAAGCATTAATTGTATTCATTGTACTTCTTGCGGCTGTTAAGTCCCCAAAATCAGAAGCGTTCCCTGCGGATCGCATTGTGATGTATTGAATTGTGTTTTCTTGAGAACCAGAATTTCCACCACCAAACACACCTCTTGTAGACGAAGAAACCCCTGCCATTTCTGAAGTGCCTTGTGTTAAGTCTCCAAAATCAGTGACGCTACTGCTTGTAGTCATTACAAATTGGTCAATTCTATTTATGTTACCAGTGCCACCAGCAAAAATTCCAATCGGTGGTTGCACTGGCGTAACACTCCCACTTGCATCACTAGGCGCAGAAAAACCAAACGCATTAATCGCCCAGACGTTAAACGTGTAGCTTGTGCCGTTGGTCAGGCCAGTGATTGTGACAGGGGATGCGGTGGGGTAATCGGTAACTTGTGTTGAATACTGATAAACAACCTGATCGCTTCCAAAATTACACACGTACATTTTTGTGCCATCAGGTTTAAAAGTTACCGCGTTTGCATCGTCAGCTTGTGCAGAATACAAAAACGAAACACTGTCATAGGAACCTGTGCTTACGTCATATGCAGATGACAAGCTGTATTGATACATAGTATCTGTTGCGTTTCCGTTTACAAAAAGTTTCGTGCCATCGCTGTTAAAGAAAAGACTTCTTGGAGAGCTATCTTGGCTACTTATATCTAACGTCTTACTTTCGTAAGAGCCTGTGCTTACATCATATGCCGTGCTTAAAGCATACTGACGAACATTATCATTGCTGTACCCGATAACGTATATCTTTGTTCCGTCATTATTAAATGCGATACCTGCTGGGCCAGGTTCCTCTGAACTTACACTTAAACTCTTACTTGCGTACGATGCTGTACTTAAATCATATGCAGTTGTCATATCATATTGAAAAATAGCTGCATTTATATCGCCGCAGACGTATATGGATGTTCCATCGGCGTTTAAAAGAATGCCACGAGGAACTGTGTCTTGGGACGCTACACTTAAAGACTTACTAGCGTAACTTGCAGTAGAGACATCCCACGCAGTGCTTAAAGTATATTGATAAATTGTATCATTGTTTGCACCGCACATATACATTTTTGTGCCATCGGCACTAAATGCAAGTCCTAAACTAAGTGTATCTTGGCTTGAAACGTCAAAGCTCTTACTGTCATAGCTTGCTGAACTAAGGTCAAATGGTGGACGGTAAGTCCCACTACCATCCGCAGCCTGCACCTGATACCCAGTAATAGCCGACCCACCAACATCTGTCGGCGCTGTAAAGCTTACTGTAGCTTGCGTGTCACCTGCTGTAGCACTAACCCCTGTAGGGCTATCTGGTGCATTTAGCCCGTCTTGACCTATAAAGCCGCCTCTACCTTTAGCCATCGGAAACTCCTGATTTAGCTAATTTCCTCATAGCTTACAATTACTTCAAGGTCACTTGCCGTACCCGCTGTTGCTGTAAGTGAACGATCTTCCTCTAGATATAACGCGGTGCTCTTATCTAATACAATCAAAGATGCATCAGCAGGAACAGATACGGTTGCAACAAGCGAGTATGCTGTACCCCCACCTGACGCTGCGCTGTGTAAATCTATGGTTACATCACAAGCATTTGTTCCATCTACGTTTGCAACTTGGATCATATTAACTTTATAGACCGCGTTGCTCGATGCTGCGTTACTTAAAAGAGTTGTCTGTGAAGTTGTTGTAAGTGCAACGGTGGCAGACTTGCCTGTAATCGTTGCCACATTTACGATATTTGGTGCAGCCATTGTCTAGCCTCCTTTACCCAAAAACGATAGCCATAGCTATGGCCTTACCAGTTCCAATTCCTGCACTGCCAAAACTAACAGTGCCGCTACCATTTGTAACTAACGCTTGCCCATTTGACCCATCTGACGTGGGGAGAGTAAGAGCCGTTACAAATCCCTGTAGGTTTGCATCATACGCCAGAACATCTGACCCAATCGCAACCCCTAAATTTGTTCTAGATGTCGATGCACTTCCGACATCTGATAAATTGTTTGCAGCTAATAAACCGCCTGTTACAGGCACAGAAGCAAACGTAGATGTAAGATCCACCACCGCTGCGCCAGAACCTGCGCCATCACAATAAATAATTGCAGAGTTTCCGTTAGTAACACTTACGTTTGCGCCCGATCCCTGTGAAAACGTAGCTGTTTGACCAGAGTTATTTTTTACAAAATAAAGTCTTTTGGCATCATTTGGAGCAACTGTTATAGTGTTTGTGCCTGAAGGAGATCCACCCAAAACCAGAACATGATACTGACCATCCGACGTAGAACCATCTGATGTAGTCAATGTATGCGTTGTTCCTGAGAGTGTTACATCTCCAACACCAACCGCCAAGCGGTCAATAATATCGAAGTTAGTATTGGTTGACGTACCCCATGTCCCAGATTCGTCACCTGTTGCGATTTTTTTAATACCGCCATTTGTTGTATACGTCGCCATCTTTCCTTACCTTTACGCTGCTATTTCTGTCCAAGTTGTGTTTGGAGAAGGCTGTTCCTCCGTCCATGTGCTATTAGGATTCGGAGTCACACCTGTCCAACTTGTACCTGGAGCAGGAACTATATTACCGTAAACTAACACAGATCCTACGGTTGCGCTAGTGCTTAGACCAGTTACACTTACAATAGCGTCTGCGTCAACCGTTACGCTGCCAACCTGTCCTGTTCCAAATAAATCACCCGCAAACACAGGAACTCTTTGGGCTGTTATTAAAGTAACTGTTCCAACAGAAGCTGTACCTGCTACGCCTGTAAGAGTTAAAGTTGAATCGCCAATAATACTTGGCTCTGTAACACCGCCTGTAGCTTCAAGACCTGTTGGTGTTACGTCAATACCTGTGCCTGCACTAATAGAAACAGTGCCTACGCCACCCGTAGCTTCTAAACCTGTTTGCGGAACATAAGCATTAATAACAATACTTGTGCCAGAGCCTACCGCAGAAGTAGCCTCTAATCCTGCACCCAATGTAACAACAACACCGTTACCTTGTACAACAACAGCAGTGCCTACAAATCCTGTACCCTCAAGACCTGTAACTGGAATGTTTTGTTCTGTCTCAAGACTTACATCGCCTACACCGCCTGTAGCCTCAAGACCTGTTAGTGTGACACTGTTATTACCTTGTACAGTTACAGAGCCTACCGCAGTCGTGGCTTCAAGACCTGTTAGACTGACTGATATATCTTCGCGGACAACAGCAGTTCCAACCTGACCTTGCATGGCTGCAAGAGTAGATTTCTCACCGCCCCACGCAGTTGTACCAAAACCTTCCTCGCCCCAACCAGTTAGTTCGTGAGCAACACGGACGGGAAGTGCTTCACTCCAAGCACCCTCGCTCCATGTTCCACGACCCCAACCAGTTATATTCGCCATAAGGAAAGTCCTTATGCGATACGGATTATCGCGTTACTCGCATCCGCTGTTGGGAAAACAATTTGAAAGTCACCCGCTGTTGAAGATTTGTCAGAACCAAAATCTAACACAACAACTGTATCCGTAGTTCCTGATCCTGCACCTGTTGTGGTGTTATAGATCAATGCGCCACGAGCAGTAATCGTTGCAGAAGTAAATGTAAGATCCGCAAAGTCTGTCAACGCTGTCGTTCCAGATGTAGTCGGTGTTACGTTTGTAAGCGTACCACCTCCTGCACTGTAAGACCCAGAAGCACTTACCTCGTTAGAGGTTGTGTAATCTGTTGTCGCCGCAGTAAATGAAGCATTGTTGTCATACAAAGCTAGTTTAAAAGTGTCACCACTTGAGTTTGTGAAGTTATGACTTCCCGTAAGCAACTCTTGCTTAAAAGAAGTACACATAAAGTTTCCACTAAAGGCCATGTCAAAGTCTCCTTATAAGTTCAGCCAGTTCGGGATGTCCCGCATCCTTCAATGCATTATACACTGTTGTGCGGTCACTGCGAATAGCCTGTCTCATATAATATTCAACAAGCTTTTCAATGTGCTTTGAGAAAGCACGAGCTTGGTCTCTTATCCCAGGATGGGCGCTATCGGAGACCGAAATTACTTTTTCTACGCATTGCTGCGCTAATTCTTCAGGCGTAAACCCTCGATTCTCTGTTGTCCTCACTCCAACAACAGCTTCATCTTTTGGTACGCTTACATCTATTTTAAACATTATTGTTTAGCCCTAATTACTTTTCCTGTACGGTACTCATCTGTAGTTTCTTTCGCTTCTCCAAGCATTTTAAGAGGCAATAAACTTTCTTGAAATCTTTTATCATAGTACCCCATCATGTCTTGCTCACCTTTCATAAAAAGATAAGCTTCAACTAAAGCCCCGTATAAAAGAGTTAACTCTGCATTTTCACTTAACCAAGTGGTGCCGCTTCCGGCTCCGGCGGTTAAACTTGCAGGTCTATAAAAATAGTGAAGTTCTGCGGTAAATGTAGTGTTTGGGGTTGGTGCTAATATAAAGTTGTCCACATCGAAAACAGCGTAGTATCGAGGAGATCCTGTAGTCGTAGCGTCTGGAGTGTAAGTTTGTATAAAACTTGGATCTTTAAAATCTATAAAGAACTTGTCTCCATCTGTCCCTGCAAGACTAAGAGAAAACGGAGCTAGAAAGTCACTCGGGCAGGCTAAAAATTTATTACTTGCCGTTGTAGATGCCGTGGCGTTTTTACGAAACAGACTAAGCTGCACATTTTTAAGAATTCTTTCTTCAGACATTCTAATGAAAGTAGCAAGGTTATTGACAAAAGTAGTTTCGTCATTTTCAGTGTAATCTTGAATCGCTGTTTTTAATTGATCGTATGTAAAACTCATGTTGTGTTAATCTGGCCTCCCATATTCGAATGGTTCTGGCAGTAGTAGTACAAGGTTGGCGCACTAGCCGCTACAGTTATTTGAGTTGTGTATGCACTGTCATCTTTTACAACACCTGTCGTATATTCAGAGCCACTATTGTGCGTACCGTCCGATGTAGTGGAAAATCTAAGAGGATGACTCGTAGCCGCGGACCAATTGAAGACATAAGTTTGGCCCTCGGACAGAGTAAGAGTGGGCTGTAAAACCCCATCTATATAATACCTATTACCTGACCCCGGATTTGCAACTGTTACTGTAAAGGTGTCCGCTATAACGTTTGAAATGCTTCCAACTGAACCAGTAGCAGACAACCCCGTGACAGTGACAGATTCGATAGATTCGTTAATTGAAACTTGCCCTACCTGCCCTTGTAAAGCTGTCGTCGTGTCAATCTTACTAGGTAACTCTGCAACTCCTGCCGTAGACCAGTTTCCATTGCCTAGATACGTTATGCCATTTGTTGTCTTAACTTCAAAAGTTTGTACGGGATTTGCTTGATCTGGTCGCGCATCGCGCAAAGCTTGAGCGTCAATTACCTTTCTAAAAGGGCCTAATTGGGGCTGTTTTGCCTCGAACTCATCGCGCCCAACCAACGCCCCATTCCACTCCCGGCGCATATCTTTATAACGGTATCGAAAACCAGATCGATCCGATATAGCAAAAGCGTTTTTTCCAGAAGCAAACTTTGTCATTAAGTTGTCCTAAAATATTGATATTGCGGAACTACGTTAAAAGACGCCCGGTCTCGGTCTTCTGTCATAGCTCTCTCAAACTCTTCTTCGTACACGGCTTTCAATAACTGCAATCTATTTGGCGCTCGTTTAAGAGCAATATAGTAAGCTAATCCCGCTGCAAGGCAGGGATAGAAACGAAACGGCATATCTAACGTATTCACTTGCGCATCCGCGTCATCCATGCGTGTCAGAGCGTCGTAATAAATGACGTCCGTGCTATTTTCAGGAATAGGCCAAATTTTAAGGTTTGGCGTAATCTGCCTGTCAAGAAAAAACTGAGACGGACGCCCTTGCGTTGTTTTGTTTGGTATAGAAAGAAAAGTATCTCTACTAACTCGCGTCAAAGCATAATCAGTATTGTCTCGTCTAACTACGAGGGATAAAACATCAATTACGTCCGTTCCAAGATCATATTCACCGTCAGCTTGTGTCAATGTTTGACTGCGCTGTTTAATAGTCCATTGATTCAAGCCGCGGTTAGCCCATTCTGCAAGCATAAGATTTAAAGAACGCTTTGCAGTTTTAAGGTCATAGCCAGTACGCACCTCTAAGCCACACCGCTCAAAAGCTTCTTCGATGTATTCTGCTACATCAAGCTCAAAATTTTTGCTTCCAGAAACAGCCATTTTACTTCTTCTTCGCCATACCGCCGCCGCGCATCTTCTTAACCATGCCGCCACCGCGCATCTTTTTCATCATTCCGCCGCCGCGCATTTTCTTCATAGGACCACCGCGCATTTTCTTTGCAGGCCCATTACGCATTTTCTTACGTGGTTTCATTGCCATTGTTTAATCTCCTATATAGATCTTCACGCTTATTAAAGATTTCTTCTACTTCATACTCTTTAGCATAGTCTTCGTAATATCCCAACTTTTTTAGATGTTCGGAAGCCTCATGCACCTTTGAAAGCCGTTGCACAAATATCATAGCATATTCATCCTCAACAAGCTCTTCAAAAGTTTCGTGGTCCAAATATTCATTTGGATCATCTTCTGGGTGAAAACCCATTAACCAGATGTCTTTTTGAATAAACATTCCATCAGAAATAACTTCATTCAATTCGTCCAAGTATTCGTGAAACGCATCAACCTTTTGATAGGATTTATCAACAATAATAACTAAATCAAAATTGTCATCAAACTGAGAAATGGTGCTGTAAAGCACCTGAAAATTGTCATCATACTTAAAAAGAATCGCCACCTTACCTTCTTGCCAAGCTTTTTTTGCATAAGGACAGGCAGGCAAGTTGTTAAAAAGCGGATTTGGTTTTTGCAAAGTGTGCTCAGACCATGCTAATATCTCCGTACAGATATCTTTCTCGTGACCATGATGAAAAGGAGAAGCTGTCATTATTGAGATACCGATCCTGTTGTTCGTTTTCGACGATTTGCTAGAACTTTGCCACAGCCTCGTGCAACTACCCCTTTGGAATTACTTTTCGGGGGCGTCCTCTTGGCCTTTAGATGGGTGATTGCGCCGCCGTTGAAGGCGAATTTGACTTCTGCTTCTTTTGTGTTTTTGACAAAGGTTTTGCCTTTTTTACCTTCTTTTTTCTTTTTTCGGGCTGTGGCTGCTCTTTCGGCTTTCGAGAGACTATTTGCTTTAGCCCTTGGAAGACACCTGTCAGGATTTTTTTTATCCTTTGAAGTGCCGCATTTACCCTTGATTTTACCATCAGTACCTATCCTTACCCAATCTTGATCTCGCCACTTTTTAAGCTCACCCACTTTTCTTCCCCTTCGCACCTTTGGCATAGTTAGGATCTTTACAGTATTTTGAGGCCGCCATGTTGGCATATGCCGAGGGGTATGTATCAAAAGTGCGTTCTGCCCACGCTTTTCCCGCAGGACAAATTTTACTTCCTTTGCTTTTCTTTGATGCTTTTTTTGATTTCTTTGAATACGCCATTACAAAAGTTTTCCCGCTATTGCTGTCGCTATAATTAAGACGGCTATACCCCATAACCTCATGTCAAGCTTATCAAGCTGTTTATCTATTTTTTTGTACCTCTCATTACATTCGGCCTCATGTTTTTCGAGAAGTTTTAAAAGATCATCTGTATTCAATTAACACCTCCATCTTTTTCTTGCTTGCCTCAAACGTGAGTTTGGATCTTTTGCAGCTTTTGGGAATTTTTTCATTTGACCCGCGGATCTAGCGCAAAAAGACTTGCGTCTTGCTTTTTCTGATTTTGTTAAACCTTTTTTCTTAGTTACCGCCGTTTTGAGTTTGGAGCCGGGATTTTCGCGTCTATATTTAGCCACACCTTTAGCGGTCATACCCGCACCTTTTTTTGTAGGACGTTTATGACCACCTTTAATAGTATGCCCTTTCATACCACCTTTTTTCTTCTTTTCCGCCATTTTCCTAACTATAGAAAATAGTCATCGCCGTAACATTTGTAGCCGTTCCAACGTGAATATCACTGGTAAATAAAATACCCTCGTCTGGAATGTTTACAGAATGAGAATCTGATTGCAAAAAGTCTATGTCAAGAACCGTAGATCCACCATTCCCATCCGTAAGAGTAAGTCTACCTGCGCTGCCGCCTGTAAGAACCTGTATCTGCCGTAAACGTGCGCGACCTACTGAGGCCGCGCCTGTCCCCGTCAGACGCTTTGCTTTTACGTCTGAATTAGCCATTTAAGCCCCCTTTAGCCGAGGTTGTTGTTTTGTGCGTAAAGAATAGTAACTCGAACTTCGCCCGCAGTCGTCGCCGCAGAGTTAGTCACAGTCAAACGAATGTCCGCTGTTCCGGTATCTTCCCACGCTAATGTGCCACCAGATTGTGTGGTTGGATATTTACGACCCGCAGTTGTTCCAATAGCAAATGTGTTTACAAGAGTCGCTGCACCACCAACGGTGTCTCCAACACTAATGTTTGTGGCTCCGCTTGCGGCTGTAATTACGTCGATAACACAATCAATAATTTGAGAGTTTGCAGGAATAACTACATCTGTAGTGTCCGCTGCAATTGCACCGTTTGATAAATCTGCTGCAAATGTCTGAGACATTACAACTTGACCTGTGTTTTTGATATTTGTACCGAGCGTTGTGCCCGTAGTTTCTTTAATGGTTCCTGCTTTGATAGGACCAGAGAAAGTTGTCGTACCCATGTAGATCTCCTGTCTTGGGTTAAGTCAGCAGCCCCATGCTGCTGTCAGGGATATCTCACTATAACATATAAAATAAAAAAAGAAAGAGCCGCAAAAGCGGCTCTCCCTGTTTATAATGTATAGAAACTTAGGCTGCGCCCGGAGTTCCAAATACTGTTCGCCAATCAGAAACACCGAAGCTGTAACGCTCACGGGCCTTGAAGCGCATGTTACCTGTATCAAAATCGCCTTCCATAGCTGTTTTGATAGGTGAACGGTTGAAATACTTAAATCCGTTAGGTGCGTCTGTCTTTATGAAATACGCATCTGTGTCGGTAAGGAAGTGGTTAACAACTGCGCCTTGAGGAATCATTCCCATGTTCTTCATTGCGTTTGCGTCATTATCCGCTGTTCCCGGACGTAGATTTGAGTTTAACACTCGCTCTGCAATAAACTGCAATTCTTTTGGTATGATCAGTTTCACACCGCTAACTGCAATTTTAAGGCCACGCTCATCAGTGAAACCTGCAATATCGATGAGCATTTGCTCTAAAGAAGTTTCATTGAGGTCTGCCGCAGTTGCCAAAATATTACTTTGGTTACCTGACAGAGATGGGTGCGAAGCGGAACAAAGTGCTGCGCCGTCCCCAATAGCGTTTGCACCAGTGTTGAACGCATTGTTCAAGATAGATGCCGCTTTAATTTGCTTTGTTTGAGCCATAGAACGTGCAAGAGCTTTCGTATAACGAGAAGCTAAACGATCATATAGGTTGTCCTCAATTGCTTCCTCTGTAATTGAGAAAGCCAAAGCAATGGTTTCGTGAGTGTAACGAGCAGTGTATGTTTCTTGTGCATCGTCAAAACTGATGGCTCCGCCTTCAGATTTAACAGGTGCAGTTGAAAAACCACCAAGCATCACCTCTTCTTCGAAAGCACGGTCAGATGACTCTTCTTCAAAGATTTCAGAATGCTCGTTCTCGTAACGATTATATTCTAACCCAAACAATGCATTTAGGCCAGGTTCTAGCTCTTTCGCTAGTTGTGCGCGTGATATAGCCATACTACGCTCTCCTTATACGCCTGTTGTCGTCGCTGTGGTTTGTGAATCAAACCGCGACGTAGTTGCATTAAAATGAGCGTTGATGCGAACAATCAATGGAATACCTGCTGCGGTATAATCACTGTTTGCTTCATCATCCATAATACCCACAATCCGCAACGGTAATGTTGCAGTAGTAGCTATTGAGGCGACGCTCAGTGCTGAGTTTGAATTACCCGTATTGGTTGAACCAGTACGTGCAGATGTACCCAAAGATGCGTTTGCAAAAACGCCTGTCAAAGCAGTGGCGCGGTCTGTTAGAGTCGCGTCAGAAGCTACTTTGTACAATTGGTTTGGGTTGTCAGCTACAAAAGCTTTAACAGGGTGGTTAGTATCCACGCTGACATTGTTCGAACCGGGCCAGTAGTTTTTAAACACTGGCTTTTTAGAACTTGAATCAACGTATTCTACGCCCATCAGAACACCAAGAGCAGGAGTTGTACCCCCACTTGTCGCTCCCGCATGATCAATTACGCCTGCCGCAGTTGGCACACATAATGAAAATTGGAAGATTGGATTGGTGTTGTTAGAAGCGATTTCGTACTGAGTTACCCCAGTAGAATTTACACCGTTTCCAACAAGCCCGATAGGACGTAAACCAAAGGCGGTCTCTTGATTTGCCATTTTAGTTTTCTCCTTAAGGGGCGACCCTAACTTTTACGAGGGCCACCGAAGGTTACACGAGATTGACGATCAGGTTTATTGATCGTCATGGTTGAATGTTGATTCTCTCTCATCATGTCGTAGTCAACTGCATCCATTTGATCTCTAGACTTATTGTTAAAATAAGCAGATCTCTCTTGAACCGTCTCAACTGGAATCCGAGCGAGTATCAGTCCGCCTACTCCAAATACACCTTCATATTTACCTGATTCTACAATAGGAGCTTCAAAGTCAGGATATTCGTCCTTACGAACAAGTTCCCAACCCTCTCTCATTTTAGCACTGATGTTTTTCGTATCATCAAATCCTCGCGTTTCGGCTCGAATCCAACGATGCTTAAAGCCATCAGGGGCAGGTGGTGCATCTAACATTGACGGGGGTGCCCACGGACGCCTTTGCGCCGTTTTTTCCCTTGTTTGATTAGCGCGAGAAGTACGCTTGATTGAATCGTTTGTGCTATCAGTCATTGTGTTACTCCTTCACGTATTTCGCATATTCTTCTAGCGGCACACCCAATTTTTTCGCAATTGCGACTTGGCTAGGGGTGAGTCTAACCTTTTTCCCACTGCTGCGCCCAGAAGTAGATCTTGATACGCCTGCAACCGTCTGAGCGGGTCGTTTGCTTGCGCTTTTCGCTTCACCTCCAAACGTGTCGGAAATGCGGCGATCAAGCTCAGTATAGTACTCATCGCTCGTGGGGTCAAACCCTTCGTCTTCCACGAGCTTTTTATGTATGCCAAAAGCTGCAAAAGTTTTGGCTTCATCCTGCCCAAACCACTCATTTCGAGAAGCCCAATCTTGAGCTTTGGGGTCTGGACGTTTAATCTGTTGCTGCGGTGCAGCTTGCATTTGCTGCGGTGCAGCTTGTTGCTGTTGAGCCTGCTGTTGTTGCCTTTCCTGCGCTAGTTTAGCTTGATTGGCTCTCTCATTTTCCGCAGATAAAGCAATCATTTTCTTATTAGCTTCAACAACGGCGGCTGTATCTCCCAACTCCATTGCTCTTGCTAATTCTTTTTCCGTCTGCTCCATCTGAGTTGACACTCGATTAGAGTACTCGGTAACATAATTGCTGTCTAAGGCACTAAATCTTTGCTTTAATTTCGCAGCCTCATCCTGAACCTGCTTCGCGTAGTTTATTGCTTCCTCTTCGCGACGTTGTGCCTCACGCATTTTCTTTGTGAGCCTGTCAATACGCTTTTGAGTAGAACTTTCAGCTTTTTCAAACTGATCCTCTTGAACAACTTCTACCTTCTCTGTTTCCTGCTCGGGCGATTCAACCTCTACTTCTGTATCGGCCTCCATCTCCATCTCTAATTGAGCTTGTTCTTCTGCCATAAAATCCTCCTAGTAATGCAAAATGTCTTCTGGATCGTTAATTCGAGCCAAAATCTCGTCATCGTTTAAAATACGAACTTCTCCGCCATCAATGGCAAAGCGTGATCCTGCGTATCTTGCAAACATCACCCATTCTTTCTCCGCGCACCAAGGGCCAGAAGGAAACTTCTCCGGGTCTTGGTATGCCAACGGTCCGACTTTCAATACATAGCCGACTTGCGTTGAAATTTGCTGTTGTTCTACAGCAGAATCGGGCAAAAATATGCCCCCTTCAGTCTTCCCCTTACCGCGGTAGGGTAAAACTAAAATTCTCCATCCTGTGGGGTTGGGCATTCTATCTAGAAGTGACCCGCCTATGGCTTCTGGGTCTAAAACTTTAACTGTTGGCTCTTTGTAAGCATCTCCGAGGCTTGCGACGGCCTCTTTTACTCCAGTTAAATCAACTTTTGCGCTCTCAGTCATTGCTTCGCTCCTGTTTATCTAGCAGGCCCTTGAGTTCCTGTTCCACGTGATTCAGGGCTTCCATGTTGCCCATAAGCTCACGATACTGCTCCATCGACTTGACGTTGCCAAACTGCATCAGGTCAACAACACCTTGTCTTCTGTCTTTTATAATGCGAAAAACAGCCTCCGCAACATATATCTCATCCATTCTTAGATATTCCCACCTTTTCTTATATGAGAGATGCTAAGATATTTTGAGACAATATGCAATTATATATTAAACCACTTATATATTTTTTGGGTTTCTTCTTTGCGGTGCTTCAAACCATTGTAACCGCCGTTTACTCTTTTGGTAATCGTTTTAATGGTTTCGACATTGACGCCTTCGTCACAAATTTCCCACAATTTGTTTCTGTGAAAGAACCAAATCGCACTTTCCATAGGGTATTTCGTAGCCACAAGATCAGGATCTTTCATTATTTCAGGCAAATCCATGTCCG